GTCGAAACTGAAGAGTGCGTGATGGCAGTTACTCGCGGTTACTGTCAAATATTAGATATGCGCGATGGTGATACTGATGTCGCTAATATTGCTGGCACATCGGTTTCTGCTTATGACCCATTTACTTCGATTATTGGAACACCAATTTATCAAGTAGGTGAGCCATTCACGGAGTTACCAAAGTACGTAAGAACCTCATCATCAATCAATGGACAAACCATTGAACAGCCTAATAGTGCAGTACTTGAGTCAAGCAGCATATGGTTTCAAAGTCCAAACCTAATTAAATCTACCGGCTTAGACTTCACACAGAAATTTGCAGCTAATGATCGTATTGCTTTGAGTGGTGCGGTTTATGGTGTGCAAGATGTAAATCTTTCAGGTTCAATAATGGTCAATGAAGACAATATAGTCATCATCGAATCCTCTACAAATATTGATAATCCAAACCTTTTTAAAGGTCTCCAATTAACAGGTGCACTTGTTGAGATTTCAACAAATGTTCGTGATTTATCTGGTCAATTTGTCGTTTCTGGTGTGACCAAAACAGTTATTACAGGTGGCTTTCACTATGAAATCACTTTATCAAATCCTGAATCGGTAAATGCTAACTGGACCTATGTAAATACGAGTTACACCATCACATCCGGTGCAGAGTTGAATCGAAATGCAAACTCTATAACGCTCGATGACACTTACACGATCAACAGTGTTACAGCAGATACGATTGCATTAGTGAACCCGTCAGCCATTAACAGTGATTGGGATAAGCTTTTGACTTTGCCTAATCAGAGCACACAAGGACAGGATGTTTTAGTCCGATTTGATGCCGTAAGTTCTAAATATGTTGGGTGGTTCAACTTCGATATGCCAGAAGCAACTCAAGCAGTATTTAACTTTTTCTTTCCTAATGGTCTGTTCTATCAAGATTCAAAAGGTGGGGTGTGGGAAGAAAAGATCACGGTCATTATTGAATTGCAGGCAATCGATGGGAATGGTGATCCGGTTGGGTCTATCACTACCATTAACCAAGAAATTCGAGCAAACAATAAATCACAGTTCGGTAAAACCATTTATATCGACTTGCCAGCGGCTGGATCTTTCCGATTCCGTTTAAGCCGAACTACCCCTACTCAAGCAGGTAAGACACAAGACACCTGTAAGATTAAGTCTGTGTATGGCATGACTGACTCAACCATTAGTGACTATGGCAATGTAACTGTTGTTCGGTCTCGTACGGTTGCTACTGATGGTGCTTTATCTATCAAAGAACGTAAGCTCAACTGTTTAGTAAATCGCAAGCTTCCTCTGGATGGAACAGGACCATTACAAGTCACACGCTCAGCAGGACAAGCACTGATTAACCTTGCTTTGGATGAATACATTGGCCGCCGAACAAGTGCAGAAGTGGACATTACCCAAATCAATGCTGAAATTGCCAAAGTTAATGATTACTTCGGCTCGGATGTTATGTCTGAGTTCAACTACACCATTGACGATGACAATCTAAGCTTTGAGGAAATTGCGGGAATGGTTGCAAGTGCTGCATTTTGTGAGCCGTACCGGTTCGGTAGTCTTACTCGAATCAAATTTGAACAGCCACAAGAAAACTCAGTCTTACTATTCAATCACCGGAACAAAGTGCCTTTAACTGAAAAGCGCTCCTATACATTCGGTGTGCAGAAAGATTATGACGGGGTAGAGCTTGAATATACTTCTGATGTAGATGATGCCCGCATCAAATACACCATTCCTGAAGATGTCACGCCTAAGAATCCATTAAAGATTACGACCACTGGTATTCGCAATGAAGAACAAGCGAAAACACGTGCTTGGCGGGAATGGAATAAGCTCCGCTACAAATATGTTTCTTGTGAAGTGGAAGTTTTAGATGAGTCTGAATTGCTTATCCGTAATGACCGAATCTTAATTGCCAACAACACGGTTGTTGATACCCAAGACGGTGAAGTTACTGGTGTAGATGGCTTGACTGTAATGACTTCTCAGCCATGTAAGTTTGAAGTTGGGCATGATTACTACGTCCATCTACAAATAGCGAATGCCACCGTGGATATGGTGCCATGCACGGTTGGTTCAGATGACTATTCGATAGTTCTATCTAGACCGCCAGTTCAACCTCTAGTAGTCGATCCTGATCGATATGTGAAGACGCTTTATACATTAGTCAGAGCTGATCAAGCCGAGATCGATGCATTCATGCTAGAGGAACTTACACCTCAAACCCAAATGACCAACACGCTAAAAGCATCAAATTACGATGACCGATTCTATGAGCGTGACCACGACTTTATTTAATTAATTAACAGAAATCTAAGCCGCCTTCGGGCGGTTTTTTATTGCTTGGAGAAAAGTAATGGCTGATGAGATCGTTACTCGTGTGCAGCTTGAAAATGCATCTGAAGACTGCCAGAGTCTTGAAAAGGTTGTCAGTGGATCAAACATTGAAGATGTACTAACTCGATTGGGGCAACAATATCCGACTTTAGCGAAAGCTCTTTATATCATTATTCAAACTGGGGGATTTGAGCCTTTTCTTACACAGACAGAATTATTGGCATCCGTTCCAACTTTGCCAAAGAAAGTTGCATTAGCCTTGGACACTGAGAATCTTTGTTACTGGAATGGTTCTTCATGGAGTATAGCTGGTTCAATTGCAATGAATAGTACTGTCATGAAGACAGTAATTGCTATCTATAACCCTGCACTTGTTTATAAAGGTAGAGCAAACTTAAATGCTTCAGCGCCATCATCGCCTACAGCGAATGATACTTATATTGCTGTATCAAGTGGAACAACCTTTGGGGTTTTGGCTGAAGCAGGCCAGTTACTTATTTACTCTGGTAGTGCATGGGGTATTGGGGATGTTCAAGAGGTATACAACCGCAAGTATGAAGTAGCAGGAGGCAAAGGTTTTATTGTTGATAAGAACTTCATGCCCCTTCAGGGTTATATCTCTTCAACAGGAGTGTGGACATCATCAACAGCCGGTTATAAAACTTCTTACTTCAAGCCCGTAAAAGCTGGATCAACAGTCAGATGTGCTGCATATGCTGGCGGGACAGTCGCTCAGGTCTCTTTTTGGGATGCTTCATTTGCATTTATTAGTGGACTTGCGGGGAATGGTACGACCGTAGAAAGAACTGTAGTT